TGAGGCGTAGTTCATCATCTTCCTTCCAGTTGCGGCGAATGGACAGAATGTCATTTGTACCCTTAATGATTGTGACAACGTACGGCAACATGATGTCGGTCTCGACTTCTTCGCCATCGTCGTCCTCCGTCATGTCCTCGTAACCTTCAAGGTTCAAGTCAACATGCTGGGCTTTGCCCAAGCGGTCTATCCCGGGTTTAAGATTGGGCCGCACCACCGCAAACTTGCCAAAATCTTCACGGACGTCGTGGAGGGCAAGAAAAAACGGGTCATCATCAACATCGCGCCACGTATGGGCAAGTCGGAATTCTCTTCATATCTATTCCCAGCCTATTTCCTCGGCAAGTATCCCAATAAAAAAATCATCATGGGCACGCACACTGCGGGTCTGTCTGAGGACTTCGGTCGGCGCGTGCGAAATTTGATTGACTCGGAGGAATATCGTGAAGTTTTCCCCCAAACTTTGGTGGCAGACGACCAAAAAGCTGCTGGTAAATGGTCTACAAGCGCTGGGGGTCAGTATTATGCTGCTGGTGTCGGCGGCGCTCTTGCTGGTCGTGGTGCTGACCTTTTCGTTATTGATGATCCTCACTCGGAGCAAGACGTTAAGTCGAATAGTCGACTGGCTTTTGATACCGCATGGTCGTGGTTCCAGACCGGACCGCTACAACGTCTGATGCCGGGCGGTGCGATCATTGTGATTATGACCAGATGGTCGCTGCTTGACCTGACTGGGCGCTTGGTTGAGTACCAAGCGAGGAATCCAGAAGCGGTTCCGTGGGAGATTGTGGAGTTGCCCGCCATACTGCACGAAGATACGGAGCAGGAGAAGTCGCTTTGGCCCGAACAGTGGCCGCTTACCGCATTGAAAGCTACAAAAGCGTCGCTTGACCCTCGGTATTGGAACGCGCAGTACATGCAGCAGCCAACATCCGAGAACAGCGCCATCGTGAGCCGTAAGATGTGGCGGATCTGGGAAGGTGACGAGCCGCCAACGTGCGAATACATCATCCAGTCATGGGACACAGCCTTTGAGACTAAGAACAACTCCGACTACAGCGCCTGCACGACGTGGGGTATCTTCTACAACGAGGAAGAAAACGACACGCCCCAGCTTATCCTTCTGGATGCGTTTAAGGATCGCATGGCTTTTCCTGAACTTAAAACTGTTGCGCTTAAGCACTACAAAGAGTGGGAGCCTGATGCTTTTATTGTTGAGAAGAAAGCGGCGGGTGCGCCGCTGATTCAGGAACTGCGCAACATGGGCATACCGGTGCAGGAGTTCAGCCCATCAAGGGGCAACGACAAGATGGTGCGTGTCAATGCAGTTGCAGATTTGTTCAGCAGTGGTAAAGTCTGGGCACCGGACACCCGCTGGGCACGCGAGGTAATTGAAGAGATGGCGGCTTTCCCTGTGGGCGAGCACGACGACTTCGTGGATACGACAACACAGGCGCTGCTGCGCTTCAGGCAAGGCGGCTTTATTTCTTTAGATACGGACGAGCAAGACGAACCCCAATTCTTCCGCCGTAAGAAGTACGAATACTACTAGGAACACACATGGCAACGAACATCGACAAAGCGCTTTTCCAACAACCAAAAGGGCTTGAAGAACTGGCGCAAGACGAATCACCCATCGAGATTGAGATCGTTGACCCTGAAGAAGTCACGATTGGTATGGACGGTCTGGAGATTGAGATTGGCAAAGGGGCTTCTGATGAAGAAGGCTTCAGTGACAACTTGGCCGAGTACATAGACGATGGTGCCTTGCAGTCACTTGCTGGCGACTTGGTGTCTGACATTGACAATGACAAGGGATCGCGCAAAGAGTGGGAGAAGACGTATGTCGACGGTCTGAAGCTGCTCGGCTTGCAGATTGAGGAGCGCACGGAGCCGTGGCAAGGCGCTTGCGGTGTGTTCCACCCGATGATTACAGAAGCCGTTGTGCGCTTCCAAGCTGAGACGATCACCGAGACGTTCCCAGCCCAAGGGCCAGTGCGCAGCAAACTGATCGGCAAAGAAACGCCTGAGTTGAAAGAGATTGCTGCCAACGTCGAGGAAGACATGAACTTCGAGTTGACGGAGAACATGGTCGAGTACCGGGCTGAGCACGAGCGCATGCTCTGGTCACTACCTGCTACTGGTTCAGCTTTCAAGAAAGTGTACTACGACCCCGGTCTAGGTCGTCAAGTCTCGATGTTCATCCCTGCGGAAGACATGTTGCTGCCATACGGCGCGACAGACATGGACACTTGCCACCGCATCACGCACGTCATGCGTAAGACGAAGAACGAGATTGTTAAGCTTCAGCAAGCTGGGTTCTATCTGGACATCGACTTGCCCGATGCCCCCAAAGACCGCACTGACATTCAGAAAGCCAAGGACAAAGAGACAGGTTTCAATGACCTGAACGACGACCGCTACACTTTGTATGAGTGCCACGTTGACTTGAACCTTGAAGGTTACGAGGACATGACGGAGGACGACGATGGCGAAGAAGTCGAGACCGGCATCATGTTGCCGTACGTTGTCACAATCATTAAGGGTACAAATGACATTCTGTCCATTCGCCGCAACTGGAAGGAAGATGATGAACTACGCCTCAAGCGACAGCACTTTGTACACTACCAGTACATCCCCGGATTTGGAGCTTATGGTTTTGGACTCTTCCACCTCATCGGCGGTTTTGCCAAGTCAGCCACTAGCCTTATGCGTCAACTGGTTGACGCAGGAACGTTATCTAATCTTCCCGGCGGCCTCAAGTCCAGAGGGCTTCGGATTAAAGGTGATGACACACCGATTGCCCCGGGAGAATGGCGAGACGTCGACGTAGCGTCTGGCAACATACGTGACAGCATCCTGCCGCTGCCCTACAAGGAGCCAAGCGCTACGCTGTTTAACCTGATGCAGACCATCGTTGACGAAGGTCGTCGTTTTGCCGCAACAGCAGACATGAAGGTGTCTGACATGTCTGCGCAGGCCCCCGTAGGTACGACGCTGGCTCTCTTGGAGCGTCAGCTCAAGGTGATGACGGCTGTTCAGGCGCGTGTGCACTTCGCCTTGAAGCAAGAGTTGAAGCTGCTCAAGGACATCATCCGCGACTATACAGACCCTGACTACACATACGATCCAGAGTACGGCAATCGTAAAGCCAAGAAAGCTGACTACGACAAGGTTGACATCATCCCTGTGTCCGACCCCAACGCAGCCACCATGAGCCAGCGAGTGATCCAGTACCAAGCTGTGATCCAGATGGCGCAGATGGCTCCCGATATTTACAACTTGCCAGAGTTGCACCGTGGCATGCTCAACGTGTTGGGCATTAAGAACGCGGAGAAACTGGTGCCCATTGAGGACGATATGAAACCTATCGACCCAGTGCAAGAAAATCAAAACGCATTGACTGGCAAGCCCATGAAAGCGTTTATCCATCAGGATCACACAGCGCACATTCAAGTGCACATGATGTTGTTGCAAGACCCGATGATCCAACAGTTTATTGGGCAAAACCCACAGGCTCCCAAGATCATGGGCGCAATCACAGCGCACATTGCAGAGCACGTTGGCTATCAGATGCGTCAGAAAATTGAGCAGCAGTTGGGTATGCCATTGCCTCCCGAAGATACAAAGCTGCCTCCCGAGATCGAGATTGCTTTGTCCGGCATGATGGCGCAGGCTGCACAACAAGTGCTTCAGCAAGATCAGGCACAAGCCGCTCAGATGCAGGCGCAGCAGCAAGCCCAAGATCCTGTCATCCAGATGCAACAGCAAGAGTTGCAGATCAAAGCACAGGAAGTCCAACTTAAAGCGCAAAAGCTGGCTACCGATGCCGCCGCTGCCGCAGACAAGTTGGAGCTGGAGAAAGAAAAAGTCAAAGGTCAATTGGAGTTGGAGTCCCTGCGCGTTGGTGCACAGATCAACGAGAGCAAAGCTAAAGCCCAGTTTGAACAAGAACGTGCCGGTGTCCAGATGGGCGCTGACATCGCAAAGAGTAAAGCTCAGATGGCTCTACAAGCGCGAACTGCCGCGCTTCAAAACGGCAGGAACCAAGGCAAACCTTCTAAATGATTCAAGACTTCGCACACGTATTGCGCGACCAAATACGTAAAGACATGAACAACTATGCCGACGACTTGGCTGGGGGTATCTGTCGTTCCTTTGAGGAATACCAAAAACTCTGCGGTGTTATTTCGGGTCTGGCTCTCGCAGAGCGTTACATACTTGACCTGCTTGAGAAAGTCGAAAAATCAAATGAGTGAAATCATTTTGCCTCCCGGTATTTCGTTGCCGCCCCATATTCAGCCACTGGACAAACCGGAAGCTGAAGATGACAACGAAACAAAAGCAGGTGCGCTGCCTACCCCAACAGGTTGGAAGTTGCTCTGTGTCGTGCCTGAAGTCGATACAAAGATTGCAGGTACATCACTGGATCTCGTAAGAGATACCGCCACACTGCGTCAAGAAGAACACGCCACCACGGTGTTGTTTGTATTGCGCGTAGGCCCCGATGCGTACAAAGACACCGCCAAGTTCCCCAACGGAGCATGGTGTAAAGAAGGCGACTTCGTGCTTGTCCGCACATACTCCGGCACAAGATTCAAGATCTTTGGCAAGGAGTTCCGTCTCATCAACGATGACCAAGTTGATGCTGTTGTGCTAGACCCTCGCGGCCTGACCCGCGCTTGAAAGGAAGAACATGGCTATAAAAGATGAGTTCAAGTTTCCCGACGAAATAGAGGACAAGAACCCCACTGAAATTGAGATTGAGATTGACGATGGTGGCGAAGTCTCCATCGAAGTAGAGGACGATACACCCCCTCAGGACAGAGGCCGCAAGCCTTTGGACAAGGAGGTTGCCGACCCCACTGACGATGAAATTGAGTCTTATTCTGACAAAGTCAAATCACGCATCAAAGAGTTGACTCACGCCCGTCATGACGAGCGCCGTGTCAAAGAAGCAACAATGCGTGAAAAACAAGAGCTGGAGCGTCTAGCACAGCAGTTGATTGAGGAGAACAAACGCCTCAAGCAAAACGTTTACACAGGACAAGAAGCCATCATTGAAGGTGCGAAGTCAAAAGCCGAGGCAGAACTTGCCATGGCCCGTCGCAAACTCAAGGAAGCACAAGAGTCCTACGACACTGACGCAATCATTGCCGCTCAAGAAGAGGTGATGGACGCGAAGATTAAAGTCGAACAAACAAAAAATTATCGTCCTGCCCCTTTACAGGAAGAAAAATTTGAGGTACAAACGCCTCAAGCCCAACCTTCACGGGTTGAGCCCGACGAAAAAACTCTGCGCTGGCAGGCAAAAAACCAGTGGTTCGGGCAACAAGGGTTTGAGGAATACACCAGCTACGCACTAGGGCTGCATCAAAAGCTAGTCACAAACGGAGTGGATCCCCGCTCTGCTGAATACTTCGAGCAAATTGATGCTCGCATGAAGTCAACGTTCCCTGATCTGTTTGGTCGGAGCGAAGACAAGCCAAGGTCTGGTGAGGTTCAAAAGAAGCCTACGACAGTGGTTGCCTCTGTCTCGCGTTCTACGAGCGCCGGAAAAATTAAGCTGACTACTACGCAAGTTGCGTTGGCTAAAAAATTAGGTTTAACCCCGCAGCAATACGCTGCACAAGTAGCAAAACTGGAGAACTGAAATGGCTGAAACAATTGACCGAAAAAATCGTGATCTAACGACACGCGAAAAAACTGCTCGTGCTGTATACGTACCGCCGACAAATTTGCCTGATCCAACGCCTGAACCGGGCTATGTGTATCGCTGGGTAGCGACTCACGTTCTGGGACAAGCGGAAGTGACCAACGTGTCGCGCAAAATGCGTGAAGGTTGGACGCCGGTGAAGGCAGAAGACCATCCAGAATTGATGCTGATGGGGAACGAAAAGAACGGGAACGTGGAAATTGGTGGCCTCATGCTCTGCAAGATGCTCGCCGAAAAAGCGCAAGCCCGTGATGATTACTACAACCAGCAAGCTCAAAACCAGATGGACTCAGTTGACAACAACTTCATGCGACAAAACGATCCACGTATGCCGCTGTTTGCCGAACGCAAGTCGACAACAACGCGTGGTGGGTTTGGTTCTGGTTCTAAATAAACTTAGGAGTCCTTAAATGGCATCTACCGCTTCTCCCTACGGCTTCCGTGCCGTAAACGAGTTGGGCGGCCTACCATATGCTGGTAGCACCCGTTCATTCTTGATCGACCCAGCGGGTTACAACACGAACATCTTCAATGGTTCGATCGTTGCAATCAATACGTCTGGTTACATTAACATCGTCACCACAAACGGCGATAACAGCACACCATTCCCAGCAGGCACAATCGGCGTTTTCGTCGGCTGCTCCTTTGTGAATGCCCAAGGTCAAACAATGTACTCGCAGTACTACCCTGCCAACACAGCTTCTGTGAACGGCTCGCCCATTACTGCTTACGTCATTGATGACGACCGCGCTGTGTTCCAAGTGCAAGCTGCCGGCTCAATGGCACAAACCACTTTGGGCATGAACGTGTTCTTGAACGCTGTTCAGAGCACTTCTACAGGCTCAACAACCACTGGCAACTCCAATACGGCTGTTAGCACTTCTGCTGCTGCCACATCTGGCTATGCCTTCCGCGTTGTCGGTTTTGCTGACGTTCCCGGATTCTCAACTGTGGGCGACGCCTACACTGACATCTTGGTCAAGTTCAATCCCGGCGCACATTCATACAGCAACGCCACCGGCGTAGCATAAGGAGTAACTAACCATGGCAATTTCACGCGCACAACTACTTAAAGAGTTGCTCCCCGGCCTGAACGCTTTGTTCGGTATGGAATACGCTCGCTACGGCGAAGAGCACAAAGAAATCTACGAAACAGAGAAATCTGAGCGTAGCTTCGAAGAAGAAACAAAGCTGGCTGGCTTTGGTTCTGCTCCAGTCAAGAACGAGGGCCAAGCCATTGCTTATGACAATGCGCAGGAAGCCTTCACAGCACGTTACAACCACGAGACTATCGCTCTTGGCTTCTCCATCACTGAAGAAGCTGTGGAAGATAACTTGTACGACAGCTTGTCTGCTCGTTACACGAAGTCTTTGGCCCGTGCTATGGCTTACACCAAGCAAGTTAAAGCCGCTTCCGTTATCAACAACGGTTTCAACGGTTCATACTTGGGTGGTGACGGCGTTACTTTGTTCGGTAACAACAGTTCCAGCACTCGCGTTGGTCACCCACTCGTTAACGGTGGTGTGAACTACAACAGCCCAACAACTGGTGTTGACTTGAACGAAACCTCTTTGGAAAACGCTGTGATTCAAATCGCTGCGTGGACCGATGAGCGCGGTCTGTTGATCGCCGCCAAGCCACGTAAGATGGTTATCCCTCCAGCACTGATGTTCGTTGCTAAGCGTTTGCTTGACACCGAATTGCGTGTACAAACTGCTGACAACGATATCAACGCGTTGAAGCAGATGGGTGCTATTCCTGAAGGTTACACTGTTAACCACTTCTTGACCGACAGCAACGGCTGGTATTTGATTACCGACGTGCCAAACGGCATGAAGCACTTCGAGCGTATCGCCTTGCAGAACAGCATGGACGGTGACTTCGATACAGGTAACGTTCGTTACAAAGCCCGTGAGCGTTATAGCTTCGGCTGGTCTGATCCTCTCGGCATGTGGGGTTCAGCAGGCGCTTAATGCGTAAGGCATTGGCGGTGTGGTGAGTACACACAGATCGACAAGACTAGGATGCTGGGTTTGAATCCCAGACAACGCCACTAAAGGGCCCCTAAAAAGGGCCCTTTTTATTTGTTGCATGTGTTTTTTATTTGGTGTATATTGCACTTAATCCGGGCTTTCCGGTGCATTGAACAGTCCCGGCTGACGACATACCGATCAATGCACTTAACTTGTATGTAAGGAAAAATCATGGCAAACACCACGTTTAACGGCCCAGTCCGTTCCGAAAACGGCTTTCAAGACATTTCTATCAACGCCACTACTGGTGCGGTTACAGTTGACGCTACATTTGGCGCTGCTACTAGCGTGACTACTTTGGCCGCTACAACAGTAACAGCTACAAACTTGGTCTTCACCGATCAGAACCACCCCTCAACAGCAGCGATTAACGCTACTGGCACAGCCACTGCTGCACAAGTTGCCACCGGCTACATCACTTCTACTTCTGCATCTCCCACAACCATCACACTGCCTACAGGTACGTTGTTGGGCGCGCAAATTGGCGCTACTCGCGGTACCGTGTTGGACTTGTACATTGACAACACCGCTGGCGCAAGCACAGTGACAATAGCTGTTGCAACCAACGGTATCCTGTCTAGCGCCGCTGCTGATACAGCAGGCAGTTTTGGTGATCTGACAATTGCTGCTGGCGCAACCGGTATTGGCCGCTTCACCATCATGTTCTCTAGCGCAACAGCGTACGTGTTTACCCGTACTGCCTAATCAACCCAAGGGGCTTCGGCCCCGTTTTTAAAGGAGATTGATTATGACGATGCAATATGATGTAAAGGCCACGCACCTGAATGCGTCTGGCTCGGTATTCGCTCAACCTGCTCGTATTAAAGGCTTTTCAATTTGCGCTAACGCTAGTCAAGCGGGGACATTGTTGCTGAAAGACGGTGGCTCTGGTGGCACAACACGTATTGAAATTGACATTCCTTCTAACTCAAACCCCAACTCGTTTTACGTGTCGGTTCCGGGCGAAGGCGTGCGTTGCTACACAAACATTTACGCATCCCTGACCGGTCTTGCGTCAGTGACGGTGTTTTATGGCTAAGTCACCAGCATGGCAACGCAAAGAGGGGAAGTCCGAGAAGGGCGGCTTGAACGCCAAGGGACGGGCCTCGTACAACAAGGCCAATCCCGGGAAGCCCGGCTTGAAAGCCCCTCAACCAGAGGGCGGCAAACGCCGCGACTCTTTCTGCGCGCGTATGGAAGGCATGAAGAAAAAGCTGACCGGAGAGAAGGCCAAGAAAGACCCAAACTCCCGCATCAACAAGAGCCTTCGGGCTTGGAACTGCTGATATGACTGAACATCACGACAATTTAAAAAACGTGTTAGATGTTGTGGCGGTGTTCACGGCCCTCGGCTCGTTTTTGGAAGTGATTACGCCAGTGTTTGGACTTATTGGTGCGATAGTTGGTGTCATGCGTATTTACGAAATGGCTACTGGTAAAGAATTTCATACTCTATTTAAGAGAAAGAAAAACGATGCCGTCGACAAGTAAAAAACAGCACAACTTCATGGCAGCAATTGCGCACAATCCTGCGTTTGCCAAGAAGGTTGGAGTACCGCAAAGCGTTGGAAAGGATTTCAACGAGGCGGACAAGGGTAAGAAGTTTCGTTCCGGCGGCGTAAGCCGTGCGGATATTCAGAAGGTAAACAAGCCTAAAACCAATCACGGGAAAATGGCTTTTTTTAAAGAAGGTGGATCTACCATGGCTACAAAAAACAACGGTATTACTAAAGCAAAAATGGGCACAGTTCGTACAGCTGCCCCTAGCAAAGACGGTATTGCCTCCAAAGGCAAAACCAAAGGCACCATGATCTCCATGAAGGGTGGCAAACCTTTAGGTATGTGCGGTGGCGGCATGTCTAAAGGCAAGAAGTAAGCATGATGGCTAGCCGTGGCATGGGGGATATTTCCCCCTCTAAAATGCCTAAGGGCAAGACGATCAAACGCAAGGATGATCCGAACGACGTTGACATGTACGCTGAAGGCGGAAAGGTAGGGCTTTATGCCAATATCAATGCAAAGCGTAAAAGAATTGCTGAAGGCTCAGGCGAAAAAATGCGCCGAGTTGGTAGCACTGGTGCGCCAACTAAACAAGCGTTCTTGAACTCTGCTAAGACTGCGAAGAAAAAATGACGACTTCAGGACTAACCTCGTTTAACTTAGATCTCAACGACATGGTCGAGGAGGCTTTTGAGCGGGCGGGTTCTGAACTGCGTACGGGCTATGACTTGCGCACGGCTCGTCGCTCATTGAATCTTTTGTTTGCTGACTGGGCAAACCGCGGCGTGAACATGTGGACGTTCGAGCAAAACACCATTACGCTTGTGACTGGCCAGCCTACTTATGCACTTCCTGACGACACAGTGGACCTGTTAGAGCATGTCATTCGTACAAGCGCCAACGTGCCCACAAATCAGGCCGACCTAACGATTACGCGTATCAGTGTGTCCACGTATGCCACCATCCCAAATAAATTGATCCAAGGCCGTCCTATTCAGGTTTGGGTGCAACGTTTGAGCGGCGGTGCAAATGCGCTGACGGGTACAGTCCAAGCAAACATTACTGCTACTGACACAACAATTCCTGTTACATCCCTTGAAGGTATTCCAACGGCAGGCTTTATTCGTATTGGCACAGAGCTGATTGGCTACAACGAAACAAGCCCAGCAGATGGCGCTACGCCTGCATACCTCTACAACTGCACACGCGGTCAGGATGGTACAACAGCCGCAGCCCACAGCACTGGCGCAGCGATGAGCTTGGTTCAGAAGAACAGCATCACCGTGTGGCCAACACCGAACCCCGGACAGACATACCAGTTTGTGTACTGGCGCATGCGCCGTATTCAAGATGCTGGTGGCGGTACTAAGACGATGGACGTACCGTTCCGTTTTGTGCCCTGCTTAGCCGCTGGCTTGGCGTACTACATTGCTTTGAAGGTGCCTGAAGGTCTGGCCCGTTTGGACGTGCTGAAACAGCAGTATGACGAGGCTTGGGATCGCGCCGCTGGCGAAGACCAAGAGAAGGCGGCTGTGCGCTTTGTGCCCCGTCAAATGTTCATTGGGGGCGGTACGTAAATGGGCAACCGGTTTGCGTCAGGCAAGAATGCGATCTCGGAGTGTGATCGCTGCGGCTTTCAGTTTAAGCTGACTGAGCTACGCAAAGAAATTATCAAGACCAAGAACTACAATCTCTTGGTCTGTCGGACATGTTGGGATCCAGATCAGCCGCAGTTGCAGTTGGGTATGTACCCCGTGGATGATCCACAAGGTTTGCGCGATCCACGTCCTGACACAACGTACTACCAAGGCGGTACGACTGGTTTGCAGATTGAGTTGACAGGGAGTACGTCTGTAAATGCTGTTGGATTCCCGTCCGGCGGTAGCAGGGTGTACCAGTGGGGGTGGAACCCTGTTGGTGGGGCAAGCAGTTTTGATGATGCTTTGACGTTAAATTACTTGGTAGTTAACGTAGAAGTTGGTACAGTAACGGTTGAAACGACATAAGGAGTCGAACATGGACAAGAAAGATTTAGCGCAAGATAAGAAGATGATTAAAGCTGCTGTGGGCAAGCATGAGAAAGCTAAGCACCCCGGCCAGCCTTTGACCAAGCTTCGTGCTGGTGGCAAAACCAACAGCGATATGTTGAAGATGGGCCGCAACATGGCTAAGATCGCCAACCAAAAGTCCACCGGACGTAAAGGTTAATCATGGCTACATACAAGCAACCCACAAAGAAGCCTACCGTTGTGGTTGGTGAGATGCCCGTTAAACAGGCGTTGAAGGCAAACATGTCTTTGGCCAACGAGCGCAGCAACCCCTACCCCGGCACTAAAACTTCCGGCATCAAGATTCGCGGCACAGGAGCTGCGACTAAAGGTGTAATGGCACGAGGCCCAATGGCATGAATTACGCCGAGCTCAGCGACGCTATTCAAGCGTACACAGAGAACACGGAAGCAGATTTCGTGGCTAATATCCCTGTGTTTGTTACGCAGGCTGAGCAGCGGATTTACAACAGTGTTCAATTTCCGGCACTTCGCAAGAACGTGACAGGTGTGGCTACGAGTGGTAATAAGTATTTGTCAGCCCCCAGTGATTATTTGGCTAGCTATTCTTTAGCGGTAATCACAGACGTTGTTGGCGGAAACTTAAACACAGGAACATACGAGTACTTGTTAAATAAAGATGTTAACTTTATTCGGCAGGCGTATTCTTCTCCAAGTGATTCTGGTGTGCCAAGGTATTACGCGCTGTTTGGCCCGACAGTAAACGGAAGCACGATTACAAACGAAATATCGTTTATTCTTGGCCCAACGCCTGATGACGACTACGACGTTGAGTTGCACTATTACTACTACCCAGAGTCAATTGTCACTGCTTCTACGACGTGGCTTGGCGACAACTTTGATTCCGTGCTGCTGTACGGTTCTTTGGTTGAGGCCTACACCTACATGAAGGGTGAGGCAGACATGATGCAGCTCTACAACGCCAAGTACATGGAAGCTCTTGCATTGGCTAAACGTTTGGGCGACGGAATGGAGCGTCAAGATGCGTATCGTTCTGGGCAATACAGACAGAAAGTAACCTGATATGCTGACGCAAGGCGCTACGAACACTTTTAAAGTAGGACTCGCTACCGGCGCGTTTGATTTTGCCGTGCAGTCTTTTAAGATTGCATTATTTACCGGGAATGCAAATCTGGGTCCTGATACTGCGGCATACAGTTCTGGCATGCCGGGAGAAGTTGTTGCTCCCGGTTACACTGCAGGCGGCCAGTTTTTAACTGTTACGCAAGTTCCAACAATAGGCAACCAGACAGGGTCAACGGCTGCGGCATATTGGTCTTTTGCAAACGTAACTTGGAATGCCTCACTAACTGCGCGAGGCGCATTAATTTATCTCGCAACAGGTGGACAGACAAGTGTTTGTGTATTAGACTTTGGCTCAGATAAAACATCTACCACCACTTTTACCGTGCAGTTCCCTATATCTGCGCCAACAACCGCGATTCTTCGCATTGCATAAGGAGCTTTGATGGCATTTGTCACCACAACCAAAGGCGAAATGGATGACGCTTTACTCGAAAAGAGAGAAGGCTCCATGGACAACGATATTGAGCACACAACTTGGACAGAGTACTGGCATGAAGGGGAATTGGTTCACCGCTCTGTGCACGTGCGTTTGAAAACTTCACCCCCGCTGTTTGCTGAAGCAGCATCTTTTGTATAAGGAAAAATCATGGCTAATACACAATCAATGTGCACGTCTTTCATGGGCGAACTTTTGGTTGGTGGTCACCAGCTCGGTTCCACAACTTTGGTGTCACGCACAAGTTTGACATCCCCCACAACAGACACACTGAAGGCAGCTTTGTTCCTGTCTTCCGCCACTTTGAACGCTTCTACAACAGCGTACTCATCTACGGGCGAAGTGTCTGGTACGGGCTACACTGCTGGCGGCATTACAGTAACTAATGCTACTGGCCCCTCATCCACCAACACCTCTTCTACAGCGGGCGTTGCTTATTGGACACCTTCAGCATCTTTGACATACACAGGCGTTACTTTGACAACTGCGTTCAACACTGTGCTGTTGTATAACTCAACTCAAAGTGACAAGGCAATCAGTGTGCACGTATTTGGCGATCAAACTGTGACTGCCGGTACTTTCACTTTGACGATGCCTGCAAACTCCACAAGTACTGCGTTGATCCGCTTGGCTACAACCTAAAAGGGGCAGCGGGAGTAATCCCGCTGTGTAGTCAATGTTTGGCACCTCTGCATTCGCCGCAGCGCCGTTTGCCTCGCTTGCAAGTGCGGCAGGTGCAAACGTCACTGTAGCCCTTACTGGCGTATCCGCTTCGGGGTCGGTAGGGACAGTTGCTGTCGGAACGCGTTCGGTTGCGCTTACTGGCGTCGCAGCCAACGGTGCAGTTGGAACAGCGGGCGTTGTTTCTACACACGCATTAACTGGCGTTTCTGCCACAGGTAATGTTGGAACCGTAGTCGCAAGCAGTTCGGAAGCAGAGACGGGTGTATATGCCATAGGTGCTGTTGGCACTTTTGGTGTTGCGCATTCACAAGCGCTTACTGGTGTCGTAGCTTCTGGCGCAGTCGGAAGCGTTTCTGTTGGCAGTGTCACGGTTGCCCTTACCGGCGTAACAGCCGCAGGTTTTGTTGGCACCGCTACCCCCAATCAATCACGAGCAATTACAGGTGTTGCCGCTTCTGGAGCGGTTGGTAGTGTTTCGTATGGCGGCGTAACCGTTGCGCTTACAGGTGTTGCCGCTTCAGGGTTTGTTGACACTACTACGGCGGACACGATAGTAGCTTTGACCGGCGTCTCTGCGGCAGGCGCTGTGGGATCTGTTAGCGTTGGTGCTAGGTCACAGGCACTGACAGGTGTTCAGGCAAACGGTTTTGCAGGCAACGTATCGGCGGCAATTTCTTACGGACTTTCAGGTGTTGCCGCTGCTGGGGCTGTTGGATCTGTTGCCCCCGCGCCATCACTGGCGCTGTCCGGTGTTGCGGCAGATGGTGCAGTTGGAAGTCTGTCCGTCGGTAATGTTTCTGTTGGCCTTACCGGTGTTTCTGCGGCAGGAGCAGTGGGTACTGTAAATGTTGGAGAGATTTCAGTTGCGCTTTCCAGCGTTTTGGCCCAAGGCAGTGTTGGCACGGTTGCATTCGGTCCCGGTTTGGGTCTGTCTGGCGTAGTAAGCGATGGGCTGGTTGGAACACCTGCAGCGAATGTTTCTGTAGCCATTACGGGCGTCGCTGCCAGCGGTGCTGTTGGTACAGTCGACCCCAGCATTATTCAGACAGCGGATCTTACAGGGGTTGAGGCCACCGGTGCGGTTGGTAATATTGCAGTCGGCACTATAACTGTCGCTTTGACAGGCGTCGCAGCTTCTGGCGCGGTCGGCGCGACAACAGCGAATACTTCGTTTGACATAACTGGCGTAGAGGCTTTTGGCGCAGTCGGTTCAGTAGGCGTCGGTCCACACAATTTTGCTCTTACAAGTGTTTCTGCGGCAGGAGAAGTAGGTACTGTCGCAGCCAGTTCTTTTGCGTCGTTGACTGGCGTTGAAGCGCAGGGAGCTGTTGGCAGTCTTGGCCGTAACGTGACGGTTGCGCTGACAGGCGTCGAGGCTTTTGGATTTGCTGGGACAGTAGCCCCCACATACAACCGCGCTTTGACAGGTGTTAGTGCAGATGGCGTCGTGGGAAGTGTGTCTGCAAACAGCGACGTTGCGCTTACTGGCGTAGCTGCCGCAGGTTTGGTTGGGAATGTCGGTTTTGAAAAGGCGTTTGCCCTTACCGGCGTGGCTGCCTCTGGTGCAGTTGGCACGCTGTCTCCTTCCGGATCCGAACAGGAAAATGGCGTAGTTGCTGCCGGTTTGGTGGGCACTGTTGGCAGTAATATTACCGTTGCGCTTACTGGTGTTGCGGCAACCGGTGCTGTCGGCAGCATCACTGTACAAGGTGCGTCTGTCGGACTTACAAGCGTTAGCGCCTCCGGGTTGGTTGGGGCTGTTGTTGCAGCGCCGCCTATTACGGGCGATGCTGCGCAGGGTTACGTTGGTACAGTTACGCCTAGCAGTGCCCCAGCAATTACTGAAGTGACCGCATTTGGTCGCGTTGGAACTGTCGGCAATAATATTACGGTTGCTCTGACTGGTGTTGGTGCTACAGGCGAAGTCGGCACAGTTTCCGGCGGTGCGGTGTACACTCAAGCGTTGACTGGTGTTGGCGCTACAGGCAGTGTAGGTAGTGTGTCTGTGGGGGCCCGCCTGATTGCAATTACCGGCAACCAAGCAATGGGGGCTGTAGGCACAATAAAAGCAATTAACTGGGTGTTGATTGATGACAGCCAGTATGCAAACTGGCAAAATATTGACAGCGCACAAACAGCAACGTGGACTGTTGTGGACACCGCAGAGCCATCTGACTGGGTCCTAATTGACACCGCTTAACAAGGATAAATTATGGCTCTTGTACTTAAAGACCGAGTAAAAGAAGTAACCACCACGACTGGTACTGGAACAATTACGTTGGCTGGGGCTTCTACTGGTTTTCAGTCGTTTGCCGCTATTGGTGACGGAAATAGTACGTACTACACAATTGCAGGGCAAACAGGCTCTGAGTGGGAAGTAGGTATTGGTACGTACACGTCTTCAGGCACAACACTGTCTCGTACAACGGTCTTGTCTTCTAGCAACGCCGGAAGCTTGGTCAACTTTTCGGCAGGCACCAAGGATGTGTTTGTCACATACCCAGCAGAAGTAGCGGCTTTCTCAGACAACAACCCAAGCACGTCTGGCTACGTACTCACATCTAACGGTACGGGCGCAGCACCTTCATGGCAAGCGGTTCCTTCAGGGCCCGCGGCTACACCTACTGCATTAGGAACTGTTTACGGACAAACAACTTGTTTAATTGGTTGTTGCAAAACTGCCCTTGGTTATCAAGCGGGTGCAGTATGTCAAGGGTCGCGAGCAATTGCTATTGGCGCAAGTGCGGGTAACTTTCTACAAGGTTCCAATGCAATTGCTATTGGATATAACGCGGGTGGTTGTTTTCAACCGTCAAATTCAATTGCTATTGGTGCGAATGTAAATCCTACTGGTAGTAATCAAACGCATATTGGACCAATCCGCAATGTTTGCTCAACAAGTGGATTAAAAGCGCTGTATTACAACGCTTGCACAAAAGAAGTTGTTAGAGGAACGGGTTCCGCTACACCTACTGTGCTTGGAACTGTTTATGGTCAAACAACTATTGCATGTGGCGTTTATAAAACTTCACTTGGTTTTAATTCGGGATTAACTAATCAAGGCAATTTTGGCGTTGCTATTGGTAAAGACTCTGGAAAATGTAATCAAGGCGGCTATTCTGTTGCAATTGGTGCAGGTGCAGGTCAAACATCACAAGGTTGTCAATCTGTCAGTATTGGTCAATGCGCTGGCGGTAATACGCAAGGAAGTACGAGCATTGCTATTGGTCTTGCGGCAGGTCAAAACTGTCAAGGCGCAAATGCAATTGCTATTGGCAGATTTGCGGGTAGTTGCGCCCAACCTGCAGGTTCAATTGCACTCGGTAATTGTGTATATCCAACAGGAACTTGCCAAACGCACATTGGTCCAGTTCGTGACCTTGGTACTTGTGTTTATTGTTCTGGGTATATGTATTACAACCAATGTACAAAAGAAGTTGCATACAGTTATAAATTAAAATGCGCACAGCCAACTGGTACGGGTGCTGTTTATGCAAGAACAAGTGAGTTTTGTACAGGTAAAGTTGCGCTTGGCTTTAATGCGGGTAATGCATGCCAAGGAAATTGCACAGTTGCAATTGGCTATTGTGCCGCTTTCTTTTTCCAAGGAAATAACGCAGTTGCTATTGGTAAAAATGCCGCCAACAGTTTTCAAGGTGCAAACGCAGTTGCTATTGGTAGAAATGCGGGAGGTAATAATCAACCCGCAAACTCAATCTCTCTTAATGCGACAGGGACTACTTTAAGCCCATCAGGAACTTGTCGGACTCACATTGCACCAATTCGTAATGTCTGTTCAACGACAGGACTTTCATCTTTGTTCTATAACGCTTGCACAAAAGAAGTTGTGCGGGGGGCTGGTGGTGGTGCAAGTCCTGCTACTCCTACTGCAAGCGGTACTGTTTATGGCAAAACAGACATATTTAATTGCTGTACAGGTAGTGGAGGAAATTCAAATCTTGGTTATGAAGCGGGAGCAAATAGTCAAGCTGGTTATGCAGTTGCTATCGGTTATGAAGCGGGAGCAAATAGTCAAGCTGGTTATGCAGTTGCTATCGGTTCTGGGGCAGGGAAAAATAATCAAGATGTATGTGCAGTTGCTATTGGCCGCAACGCTGGTGTCACTGGACAAGGCGGGAGTTCAGTTGCAATTGGTTCTTTTGCAGGATTAAATCTTCAGCAAACTGGCGCAGTAGCTGTAGGTGCGGGAGCAGGGCGTTTTTGTCAGGGGTCGGCTTCAACTGCTATTGGCGGAGGTGCCGGTTATTGCACTCAATCTTCGAATGCAGTTGCTATTGGAAATAATGCCGGTTTTTCGTTACAGGGCGGTAATTCTGTAGCCGTTGGAGCATGTGCGGGTGGCACGCTTCAACAGGCAAATGCAGTTGCTATTGGATTCGCGGCAGGAACTTGTGTACAGTCCTGTAAGGCAGTTGCTGTTGGATACGCGGCAGGCGGTCTTTGTCAAGGTTCAGGCGCAGTTGCTATTGGATACTCAGCAGGAATTTGTTCTCAAGGCAATTGCGCAGTTGCTATTGGCGAAAATGCGGGTTTATGTACGCAAGGCCCGGCCGCAGTTGCTGTTGGAAAAGCCGCAGGGGCGGGGGCTCAAGGCGCTGGTGCAGTTGCAGTTGGTACAGCCGCAGGAAATGGATGCCAAGGTGTTCAAGCAATTGCCATTGGTTATCAAGCGGCTTGTTATGGACAAGGCGCATGTGCAATTGCTATTGGTAGTAATGCGGGAGGGCTTTTTGGTCAACCCGCAAACTCAATTGCTATTGGCGCAAATGTAGCCCCAACAGGTGTTTGCCAAACTCACATGGGACCAATTCGAAACGCGACTACTTCGTATCATTTGTACTACAACCCATGCACTAAAGAAATTACATATGGTTAAAATTTAAAGCCGATAAAAAAGGAGAAGGTATGGAACCCGCAACACAAACCGTGATGGACCCCCAGTTTTATTTTGGAACAGGTGTGTACATCATCAAAAAAGAAGAGTTTTTGGACGCCGTCAAGACTGTTGCCGATGAAAATCTGGCCAAGTTGGAAGCGGTCAAACCAGAGTTAGACGAGATTTATCCCGTGCGCATGTCGGAAAACTTGTCTGGCGATGCGCGAATTCAGGATTTTGCGCAAATGGTGGTGGGTACTGGCTGGAACATTCTAAACAGTCAAGGCTACGATATGGACAAGTTCCAGACGTTCTTTACTGAAATGTGGTGTCAGGAGCATCACAAACACTCCGCCATGGAACAGCACGTCCATGCAGCCCCCGCGCAGTTGGTTGGTTTCTATTTCTTAGAGACGCCTGAAAATTGTTCGATGGCCTGCATCCACGACCCCCGCCCGGCAAAAGTACAAATTGCGCTTCCAATGCGTAACCCTAACCAGCCTTCAGAAGCAAACCCCATGTTGTTCTTCAAGCCCGAAGCTGGTATGCTGATGTTCACAAACGCTTGGTTGGCGCACTCTTTCACCAGACACGCTTCTGACTCTGCGTTTAAGTTCATTCATTTTGGGCTCGGCGCACAGCACGTGACCTTACAAGCTCCTGCGCAACCTGTTGTTGTTTAACATGAACAAGTACAGAATACGGTTTAACAAGACGCGCGGTCAGGCAGGCCGTGGCACTCTTGACCATGCTTGGCGAGTGTTTGAAAATAATCAAGAGTATTTGGTCAAACATTTTCAAGTTAACGTGCCGACATCAAGCGAAAAAGAACCCAATAGCGAGGACTGGAATTTGGTCTGCCACGGGTTCATGAAACTGGACAAGGCGACTTCAACTGCAATCATTAACTCAACAAATTAAGGACACCCCATGGACATCACAATTACAAACATGATGCGCGATGCTGCTGACGGCTTGGTCACAATCGTCATGTGGAAAGCTACAAAAACTTCTGGCGAACACACGGCCTCAATTGAACGCACAACTCAATTGACTCGCGGCGATTCTTTCACTGCTTTTGAGTCGTTAACGCCAGATCAGGTTAAAGGTTGGGTTACGGCTGCGTTGAGCACTAGAGAGTCCGAAATGCTTGAAACAGCACTAGACAGGCGACTCGCGGTGATGGCAAACCCCCCAGCACGCCCCGTTGCTGGAACACCTTGGTAAGCACGTCTTGTAGGGACTAAAAATGACAACAGCATATTCATCATTACTTGGTTTAGCGCTGCCCGTGCAGGGCGAACTGTCTGGCACTTGGGGCGACATGGTCAACTACGGTGTCACAGACTATGTGGATATCGCTGTTGCTGGTACGCTGTCTTTGACAACCGATGCTGACGTAGATCTTACAATAACCAACGGCACAACTTCTGGCACTAACATTGGTTCGACCACTGCGCAGTACGCCATTCTGAATTGCTCCGGCACACGCACTGCTACGCGCTATATCAATACACCAAAGCAAAGCAAGACGTATTTGGTGGTTAATAATACGTCGCAATCAATCATTATTCGTGGGGGCCCATCTTCCCCAACAACTGGCGTTACTGTAGCTACCAACACCCGCGCTATTGTGGTGTGGGACACATCTTTAGGAACCCCAGATTTTGTGGTTGTGGCCACCAGCGCTGGCGGTGGAAGCGGTACCGTGACTGCCGTTACAGGCACATCGCCTATTGTTTCTAGCGGCGGTACAACTCCAGCCATCAGTATTCCTGCAGCCACAACGTCTGTCAACGGGTACTTGACATCAACTGACTGGAACACCTTTAACAACAAGCAACCTGCGGGTTCTTATGTTACAAGCGGTGGTGCATTGGGCACGCCTTCTTCCGGCACCGCCACAAACTTGACTGGCTTGCCTTTGACTACTGGCGTCACAGGTATTTTGCCTGTAGCCAACGGCGGTAGCGGCACATCAACGCCTGCCTTGGTAGCTGGAACAAATGTAACAATCACCGGTACATGGCCTAACCAGACAATTAACTCGTCTGGCGGGGGCTCTGGCATGGTGTATCCCGGCGCTGGTATTCCTAACTCAACAGGATCTGCTTGGGGCACAAGCTACACAACGACTGGTTCAGGCACGGTACTGGCACTAGCCACATCTCCTACTTTTGTAACACCTATTCTTGGCACGCCACAATCGGGTAACTTCAGCACTGGCTCATTTACGTGGCCCACTTTCAACCAAAACACAACTGGTACGGCTGCAGGGCTTTCGTCTGTTTTGTCAGTGGCATCTGGCGGTAATGGAACATCAACTCCCGCACTGACCGCAGGCACAAACGTAACCATCACTGGCACATGGCCTAACTACACAATTAGTTCTAGCGGTAGTGGTGGCGGTGTAACAAGCGTTTCGGCGACTTCTCCTTTGGCATCAAGTGGGGGCACCACCCCTAACTTAACTATTGCACAAGCCACTTCTTCTACAAGCGGGTATTTGTCTTCTACTGACTGGAACACGTTTAACAATAAACAAGCCGCAGGTTCTTACCTGTCAAGCGGTGGTTCGTTGGGCACGCCTTCGGCTGGTAACTTTACGTCAGGCTCATTCTCATGGCCCACATTTAACCAGAACACTACGGGCAATGCGGCTACTGCTACGTCGGCTACTTCGGCTACAACGGCTTCAACCGCAAATGCGCTGAATACAAGCAATGCGTATACGATGGCCGGTTTGACGGTCAATGGCGCAATTACCGCATCCAGTAACATCACGGCGTACTACTCCGACGACCGTCTGAAAACCCGCACCGGCAAGATCGAGAATGCGCTGGACAAGGTGGCAACACTTGATGCGTTCTATTACGAAGCAAACGAGGTTGCGCAAGCGTTGGGGTATGAAGCTGTGCGCGAAGTAGGTATTTCTGCTCAGCAAGTGCAGGCCATCATGCCCGAGACAGTGGCCCCCGCACCTATCGATCCGCAGTATTTAACTGTTCGGTATGAGCGTTTGGTCCCTCTGCTGATTGCAGCCATCAACGAACTGCAAGCCGAAGTCAAAGCCTTGAAGGGAGTCTAAGATGACGCTGAACGCATCAGGCCCGATTAGCCTTGGCGGTTCAACGGCAGGGCAGTCAATAAATTTGGAACTTGGCCAAGCCGCGGGCACACAAGTAAGCCTTAATGACGCAAACGTACGTGCTCTGGCGGGGGTCTCTTCTGGCGCGATATCAATGCCTGCTAACTTTTGGGGCAAATCGGCATACACACCCACGTTATACGCTTTCACGACTGTTGGTACGACGTTTTTCACAGTTCCGTCGGGCATGACCTCGCTCAGAATTGCTATGGTAGCAGGAGGTGGTGGAGGGCGTAATGCTACATACAGTGCGTCAAAAAGCGGGGGTGGTGGCGGTGGCGGCCAATCCGCGCTATACGCTACATACTCTGTCTCCGCGGGACAGGTGTTAACTATTACGATTGGCGCTGGTGGTACTAGTGGTGGCGGTGTTGGTGGGGTAACTTCTATTAGTGGTGGTAGTGGTGGCACACTAACTATGTCTGGCGGTAACGGCCCTCCTTCGCAATTCATTGGTGGAACAAGTGGTAGCGGCAACGCTGGTGGTAACGGAAGTAACATACTTGGCGGAGGCGGGGGTGGTGGTAATGCATCAACGGGTTTTTCCGCTGGTGGGGGGGAAGGTGGCGATGGTGGTACGGGAAGCACTTACACCGTAAGCACGTTGACAGTAACTGTTGGGGGCGGAGGTGGCGGTGGCGGTGTGCCCGGCGGAATAGGCTTCGATGGTGGCGGCAGCGGAGGATCCACGCAGAGTACCGGAACGGCAGGTACTACTGCTACAGGTGGTGGTGGAGGCGGAGCTGCCGCATGGACTTCTTCCACAACAGCGGGCGGTGCTGGCGGATCAGGCGCTGTAGCTTTTTACGGATAATAAACATGTACCCCTATAAAGTTTTAAGTTTTGATCGCAATACGGGCACATTTACCGTAGACTTTTTGGACATTGAAGACGAGGCTCTTAACCATTTCGCTCCCCGGATAAATGGTGTGTATCTGTCAGGGCAAGCATTGGAAGATGCAATACAGTTATTGCGCAAGCCGCTGGACGAGCTGACTCCCGAAGAGTATCAGATGCGATATCCCGAAGACGATCCTGCCGCTGTTACCGGCGGAGAAGACATAGACGCCAAAATAGAAACGCATCCGCCGGAAACAGGTATGCGTACAGGAGAGGCGGCTATTGCATTTTTGCAGTCCTTGATGCGGACAACATGATTCCAATAGATCCAATAACGGCGCTAGAAGGATTGCAAAGTGCAATCAGTGTCGTTAAGAAAGCCAGCAAAGTCGCTAGTGATCTAGCGGGATTGGCTCCATCTATTGCCAAGCTTTTCGATGCCAAGAGCACTGCAACCAAAGCAATGCTTCAAGCCAAGCGTACAGGTGGTAAATCCAACCTTGGCGCGGCTCTACAGATTGAGATGGCGCTTGATGAAGCCAAGCGGTTTGAAGAGCAGTTAAAAATGCTGTTCATGCAGGCTGGCCGAATTGACGTATGGAATGCAACCAAAGCCCGGCAAGCTGAGATGGATAGGGACGATGCCAAAGAGATGGCAGAGTTGAAGGCCGCAGAGAAGAAACAGAAAGAAGCCGAAGCTGAACAGATGGCATGGGCTGTGGCGATTGTGGTTATTGTGATGTTTTTGGGGGCAGTGGGTTGGGGTATTGCCGAAATCTCTGACCTGTGCGCTAAAACAAAGTGTGGTCGATGAATGAGTACCAGAAGCAATTTGACCAGTTTCTCAAAATCTTCGTGCGTATGTGCATTGCGTGGTACGTCGTGGGCTTCCTGCGTTTCCTGCCTGACGAGTTGTCAGATAGGATCGTTTCTAAATTTCTCTCATACATAGGACTAGGATAATGCTGTCACTATTTTCAACCCTCGGTGGTCTGTTAATTTCAGGCTTGCCAAAACTGTTGGAGTTTTTCCAGAACAAAAACGACCAGAAGCATGAGTTGGCTCTAGCGCAGATTCAGGTGCAGATGCAGCTTCAGATGATGGCTCAAGGCTTTGCCGCCCAAGAGCGCATGGAAGAGATCCGCACCGACCAGATTGCTATGGAGACGGATGCCCAAATGACTGTGGCGGCGTATGACCATGACAAGGCTATTCTGGCTAAGGCAAGTACTTGGGTGGCAAGCTACATTGGGACCGTGCGCCCAACAGTAACTTACATCTTTATCCTTGAACTGTGCGCCATCAACGCTTGGTTGGCCTTCTACGTTTACAACAACCCGCAATTGGTCATCAACATGGATGACTTGGTTCGTCTGTCAGACATCATCTTCTCTAGCGACGAGATGGCCATGCTGGGCGGTATTATTGGCTTCTGGTTTGGCTCACGTAGCTGGTCTAAGAAATGAAACTGAGCAAAGCTGGCGCTGACTTGATGCACCGGTACGAGGGGTACAGGACTAAACCATATCTGTGCCCCGCTCACATTCATACGATTGGTTACGGCCACGTACTTTACCAAGACCAGATAAAACTGCCTGTTGCGCGTGTAAACGGCTATACCGGAATGATCCGCAGCGAGTACCCACTGAAACCGGAGGACAACCGTGTCTGGACAAAAGAAGAAATTGAGAAACTATTCGCAGATGACGTCGCTAGTTTTGAACGCGGTGTTCTTAGACTTGCTCCCCCTGTTGCTGGTCGTCAAGGTGCTTTCGACGCGTGCGTCTCTTTTGCCTTCAATGCCGGGCTGGGCACTTTTCAGCGGTCTTCTATTCGGATAAAACTTAACCGGGGCGATTTTGAAGGCGCGGCCGATGCACTCTTGCTGTATTGCATGGGTGGTGGCAAAATACTCGCAGGGCTAAAAAAGCGTAGAGACGCTGAAAAAGCACTGTTTCTATCCTAGGACTGCCGATGCCGTTACAAAAAATACTGTTTAAGCCCGGCGTGAATAAAGAGAACACGCGGTATACCACTGAAGGTGGCTGGTACGAGTGCGACAAAATCCGTTTCCGTCAAGGCAACCCCGAAGTTATTGGGGGATGGCAGCGCATTTCTGCAGATACATATTTAGGGGTTTGTCGTTCGCTTTGGAACTGGGTAACACTGGGCGGCGCTAATTTAATTGGTGTCGGGACTAACCTGAAGTTTTATATTGAGCGAGGCACGGCGTACTACGATATCACGCCAATTCGTGCCACGTCTACAATCAATGCAAACCCGTTTGCCTTGACAGCTTCTTTAACAGCAACTGTAACCGACACAGCGCATGGGTGCCTTACAGGAGACTTTGTTACGTTTAGTGGGGCAACATCCATTGGTGGTAGCGGTACAAATATTACTGCTGCGATTTTGAATAAAGAGTACCAAGTCACTGTACTAACGCCAAATACATACACTATTCAACTTCCAGTGGTGCCAAATGCTACTGCAATTGCGGGCTCGCCCGGAGGCGGATCCTCTGTTGTTGCCGCGTACCAACTTAACGTGGGCCCTGCCATTCCAGTACCGCTTGTTGGTTGGGGTGCGGGGGCGTGGGGCTCAGGCGTATGGGGCACAGGGGGTTCCTCAACAAGCTCTTTGAGGTTATGGAATCAAACAAACTACGGTGAGAACCTTGTGTACGGCCCTCGCGGTGGCGGCATATATTATTGGACTGCTTCTAGCGGTACTGGAACTAGGGGTGTGAATTTAAACACGCTTGGCGGAAATGCCGCGTTTACAAACAGTGTGTCTACAGGCGTCCCCACCGTTGTCACGGCTACCATCTTATACACAGAAGGCGCAGCTATTCAGTTCAACGCCACATCTTCAATGCCCGGAGGTGTAACAGCCAATACGACATACTACGTGTTTAATGTAAACGGGCTAACGTTTAACTTACTTGACTCTTCAGGAGCCACAGTTAGCACAACTTCTACAGGCTCCGGCGTATATGTTTCTTTGATTGCGGACGTCCCAACAGCGCAGAATAACATCGTTGTTTCCGACTCATCTCGTTTTATTCTTGCGTTGGGCGCGAACGACTACGGCTCTTCTACGCTTGACCCCATGTTAATACGCTGGTCGTCACAGGACGATCCCTACAACTGGACACCCGATCCTACAAATCAAGCAGGTTTTACCCGGTTGTCGCACGGGTCAGAAATTATTACCTCTGTGCAGACCCGCCAAGAGATTGTGGTTTTCACAGACTCCAGCGCGTATTCGCTTCAGTACCTTGGGCCCCCATACGTGTGGGGCACTCAGTTACTTGGTGACAACATATCCATCATAAGTCCTAACGCTGCGGTGATTGCTTCAGGCGTTATTTATTGGATGGGAGTAGACAAGTTCTACGCTTACGACGGTCGTGTGCAGACGCTCAATTGTGACCTGCGTCGGTTTGTGTTTCAAGATTTAAATCAAGAACAGGCATTGCAAATTTTCTGCGGAACCAATGAAGGTTTTAATGAAGTATGGTGGTTCTACTGTTCCGAAAACAGCACCGCTGTTGATAAATACGTGGTGTACAACTACGTTGAAAAAGTTTGGTATTACGGCACAATGGCAAGAACGGCGTGGTTGGACTCTGGTTTGCAGCCATACCCAGTTGCGGCAACATACAGCCAGAATCTAGTTTTCCACGAGGTTGGTTTAAACGATAACGAAACTGCGACCGCGCTGCCGCTTGACGCATATATTTCCTCGTCTGAGTTTGACATTGGGGATGGGCATAACTTTGGTTTTGTGTGGCGTATCTTGCCGGACTTGACGTTTGAAAATGCTGAACCTGCGCCTAGCGGGGATTTGGCCACAGTGACTATGACACTGTACGGCTTGTCTAACTCTGGCTCGGGGGTCACAAGTTCGGCTAATCAGCCGGTGGTTAAGAGTAGTGTGTACAACATCACTGAAGAATTTACAGGCCAAATCTTTACGCGCATGCGCGGTCGCCAGATGATCTTTAAGGTCGGCTCAAACCAGCTTAACACTTGTTGGCAGCTAGGCGCACCGCGTATTGACATTCGCCCTGACGGACGACGCTGATGGCTGAAAACACCCGCATCATAAATCCCGCGGTTCCCAACCTCCCGCTGGGCACGGATCAGTACGAGCGCCGGTATCAGGATCAGTTTACCAACGTCTTGCGTTTGTACTTTAACCAACTGCGTAATGCGTTGAGTGAGTTGCTCGGGCCAACGGGGGGCAAGTACATTAGCTTTCCACATATTTCTGCATCAAGTAATCTTGACCAGTACGCCACTGGGGACGACACCCCCACTAAAGTTGGCTGGACTTCCTCAGAAACCTTAGAAGGTTTTACGCTTTACCCTACTGGCTATGCCTCGAATGATTTTGCGGGCGTGTACAAGATTGACTACGGCCTCCAGCTTGCCAACAACGATAACGCCATTCATTTCGCAACCGTCTGGCTTCGTGTCAACGGCGATGATGTGCCTTTATCGGGTGTAAAGTTTACGCTACCTGCGCGTAAGAGTGCGGGTGAACCTTTTGAATTGCTAGCGTTTTCAAGCATTGTTTTCCCAGTAAATGCCCAAGACAGAATTGAGCTTTGGTGGGCAACTGACCAAGCTGCCGTTAGTGGCGGTGCAACAGGGGTTTATATAGAAGCTGCGCCAGCGGCTACTTCTCCTTACGCACGACCATCCATTCCGTCAGCGATTGGCTCTATAACATTTGTGTCTGCGCTTCCGCCATGATATTATCAAACAACCCCCATTTTGAGAGGCAAATATGAGCCTGCCCGTACTAGCCCAGCACATGGCCGCCAAAGGCCGTGGCCCAGATTCGATGCTTGTCCACATGTCTCCGCAAGAAGTTGCGGGCTTGCATGCTTTGGCTTTGAAACACGGCGGTTCACTTACAATTAACCCTGAGACCGGCCTTGTAGAAGCGGGTTTCTTGTCGTCTATTTTGCCTATGGTGGCAGGCTTTGCGCTTGATGCTTTTGCTCCCGGATTTGGTACTGCAATTAGTGGCGCATTGGGCATTACCGGGGCTGGCGCAGCTGCTATTGGTACAGGTATTGGGGTTGGGGGCTTAACAGGTTTGGCCACTGGCAGTTTGTCTAAGGGGCTTGTTGCCGGTCTGGGCGCTTATGGCGGCGCGGGGCTGAATCAAAGTTTGCTAGGTGCAGGCCAAGCAGCGTTGGGAACAGATGCGTTTAATGCAGCCAATACATTGAATGCTGGCAACCCTGCGGCTATCCAAGCGGCTGTTGAAGACAAGATTGCTAACGCTTCATTTGGTGACAAGTTGGCCGCTGGTTTTGATGCAGCCAAAGCAAACCCCATGGGTTTCATTAAGCCAAATGCGGGTGTCTTGGCTGCGGCAGCAGCTCCGGTGATTGCTGACCAGATGGTGCCTACTACCGTCAAAGCCCCGCCACTGCCCCCGGCATACATTCGCCCTTTCCAGTTTGATGAGAACACTCGCACAGTTACTGCACAGACCCCTGTGTTGGCCAGCGAGTGGGGCGCACGTTCTTTCCCAGACTACATTCCCAAACGTATGGCTGACGGCGGTATGGTTGCGTTTGCTGACGGCGGTCAGACTGACCCTTACGCTAAATACAACACGCTAACTGGCCAATCCAAGGCGGCGTATGATTATTTGATGGGTAACGCGGCGTACCCAACTGGCCCCGTTGTGGCTCCTCGCGTGATTGATACGCCTGTGGTGTCTACAACTGAGCCTACAACGCCAGTGACACCGCCCCCACGGCCCCCAATTATTGTGGAGCCTCCTGTTCCACCTGTTCCACCTCCACCTCCCCCTGTGGTCACGCCCCCCAAACCGTTGGTATGCGGCCCGGGCTATCACGAAGAGAATGGTGTGTGCGTTCCTGATGCAGTGATTCCCTCTGTTGTCACGACCACTCCGGACACATCGACAGATACTGTTATTACTGATACCGGAACAACGACTACGACGCCCGGCACTACTACAACTACGACAACCGGCACCCCCGGCACTGGAACTCCCGGTACAGGTACGCCCGGCACTGGCACAGTTCCCGGCACTGGTGGCCCAAGCACAACCCCCGGCACAGGAGTGGAAACGCTTCTTCCCGGCGCTGGTGGCACGTCTTCAACAGGCACTACAGTGACAAGTGGCGGGACAGGTGGTGGTACTGCGGGTACTGGCGGCGCTGGAACCGGCGGCTCTGGTATCACAGGCTTGACCGGAAGCTCTGGCTTGTCTATCCCAACAACTACGCCTGCAACTACTACGGGAACTCCCGGCGCTGCCACAAAAGGCACAGACGCTGGTATTGCTACTTTGACTGGTGGCGAGAGCGGCACTGGCGGCGGCACAATGGGGGGTGAGAGAGAAATTACTGAACGACAGTTTGGCGACTATAAACTTGACCCAACCAAAGGCGACGTTAAGGTTGTTGATCCACGTGATAAGGTTTGGGGCACGGTTGAAGTCACGCCAGTTGGCGGCGACATTTTCCAAGATCCTGACAACTACCAAGGCGGCTATTACTCTTTCACAAACCCTGCAGTGCCTGCTTCGGGTGGTGGCGGTGGCGGTGGCGGTAAACCCGTAGACGACACCTATGGAAACATTCTTGAGTTCGCCACTGGCGGCATGCCTTCCTACGCTGTGGGTGGCGGTCTTGGCACATTAGGCGGATACTCTGACGGCGGTCGTTTGCTTAAGGGCCCCGGTGACGGCGTGTCTGATAGCATCCCAGCAACTATCGGTCGTAAACAGCAACCCGCACGCCTTGCTGACGGTGAGTTTGTGATCCCTGCACGCATTGTGTCTGAGTTGGGTAATGGCTCAACAGACGCCGGCGCTCGTAAGCTGTACCAGATGATGGACCGCATTCAAAAAGCTCGTGGCAAAACAGTGGGTAAAGGCAAAGTCGCCGCTAACTCCCGCGCTGACAAACATCTTCCCGCTTAAGGAACAGACATGGCTACTACCCCAACACAAATTCAACAAACTCAAGTTGGCTTTGCCCCTGAGATTGCGCCTTTTGCCACGACTTTGTTAGGTCAAGCTCAAGCGTTTTCTAACCCTAATATTGCTGCGCCCGTCTATGGCGGTGATCGTTTTGCTCAGTTTACTCCGATGCAGAAGCAGTCCTATGAAGGCGCTCAGCAGATGCAGCCTGCGTATCAGTTACTTGGCGCTACAGGCTTAGCAGGACTGGCGGGTCAACAGGCACTGGGCACGCAATACAGCCCTATGAACTATCAAGCCGGTAGCATCACTGGCGGTATGGGCGGCGGCAACACAAACGCTTATGGTGGCTTCGGTGGCCCTGCAGTTATGCCGCAGCAAGGCGGTATGGGGCGTGTTGCGCCTACAGAGGCTGATTGGAACATGATGCAGCAGATGGGGCAGTTTGCGCCCGGCACAGACATGGCGCAGGCTAAAGCTGATTTCATGGGCGGTGGTAAGGGTGGTTACAGTGGCCCAGAGATGGGTGCATACAGCCCCGGTGCGATGCAACCCCAAGTCATGCCCCAAGCTCCTAAGAGCACGCTTGAGCAATACATGTCTCCCTACGTTCAAAACGTAGTCGAACGCCAGCAACAAGATGCAGCACGTCAAGCCGCTATTGCAGGACAGGCACAACAAGCACAAGCTGCACGTGCTGGAGCGTTTGGTGGCAGCGGCGATTATCTGATGCGCGCGCAAGCCGCAGGTAACTTAGCCCGCCAAAAAGGCGATATCCAAGCCACAGGTATGCAGAACGCGTACACACAGGCGTTAAACCAGTTCAACCAAGAACAACAGCAGCGTCAGCAAGCCGCGCAGTTGAGCGAACAATCTCGTCAGTATGGTGCCGGGCTAGGACTTCAAGGTCTCCAAACGGCGTTGACTGGTGCGGGTCAGCTCAACACAATCGGCCAGACACAGTTTGGCCAAGGCATGGATGTTAACAAGTTGCAGAACACTTATGGTGGCCAGCAGCAACAACAGATGCAGAACATTTTGGGCGCTCAGTACCAGAGCTGGCTTGACCAACAGAACCAGCCATACAAGCAGATGGGCTTTATGTCTGACATCATTCGTGGTGCACCTTTGTCACAGATGGGCAGCACCGTATATTCAGCATCACCGTCAGCCGTGTCGCAACTGGCGGGTCTGGGCGCTACAGCTTACGGCGCTAGCATGAAGGCTGGCGGCGGCTCAATCAAAGAACAACGCTTTGCTAAAGGCGGGGCGGTGCAAGATGTAACGGCTAAAGAGCGTCCAGCAGGTCTGGCCGAGTTGGCAATCTACAAGTTGGCGTAAGAGGTACACATGCTTCAAACACAAAATCCTTACAGCCGCGAACGCATCGACGCGCTGACTGCAACGTTAGCAGGCATGCAGCCCCAAGAACGGCAAGCTTATGCCGCTCAGCACAAGAACGACCCTGCGGTTATTTCTGTGGCGCTGAACGTCAACAACATCATCAGTGCGGCAGAGCGAAGCAAAGCGATGCAGGCTGGAATGGGCGCTAAGCCCACTATCGTTGACCAAGAGATTGCAAAAATGGCTCCTCCTGCGCCAATGACAGGTTTGCCAGAAGAGCAAGGTATTGCACAATTGCCGACACCCAACATCAAAAGCATGGCCGATGGCGGTATTGCTGGCTACGGGGATGACGCAAATGAAGGCACTTCGATGTTTGACTTTTCTCAGCGCAGCGAACCGGTTGTTCGCATGGCTGAAGGCGGCATGAAGAAACTTTCTGGCGCAGATTTGTTTGAAACTGCGTTACGCATGGAAGGGGTGACCGATCCCGCGCAGCTTGCTTTCTTAACATCA